TATGCTGCTAACCTTACAAGTGCTAACGCAGCACCTACAGGTGGTAACCAGTACTACGTTTGTGGATACAAAGGTTCCTCTCCTTATGACGCAGGACTATTCTACTGTCCTTATGTACCGCTCCAAATGGTACGTGCCGTCGGTGAGAACACCTTCCAGCCAAAAATTGGATTTAAGACAAGGTACGGCCTTGTTGCTAACCCATTTGCTGAGGGTCTTACCAAGGGATCAGGTGCTCTTACCACTAACGCAAACCGCTACTATCGTCGCGTTGCAGTTAAGAACCTTATGTAAGAAGAAGATGGATATATTCCATTCTTACGTCAAGAGAGTCCTTCGGGACTCTCTTTTTTTATGCTAAATAATAAAAAAGATGTTGTCTAGAAATGTCAAGAGTTCGTGCTGATACTATTATCAATAAGTCAGGAGATGGCGCACCTGATTTCCCTTATGGCGTAACCCTTAGTGGACAGGCTAATTTGAGTGCACCGACGGGTATTGCCACTTTTAATCAATTCATTGGCAATTTAACCGGAATTGCTACTATTACAGGAGGAACTATAGTATCGGGAGCAGGAACATTTTCTGGACCTGTTAAAGTTACTGACAGTACTGATTCAACCTCTACTACCACTGGATCACTGATTATATCAGGTGGTGTGGGTATTGCTAAGAGTGTGTTTATTGGAAATAATTTAAGTGTTGGTGGAACAGTAACTTACGAAGATGTAACCAACGTAGATTCGGTTGGTATTATAACTGCTCAAACGGGAATTAAAGTTACTGCTGGTGGTATTGATATTACTGCTGGTGGTTTGGATGTATCAGCTGGTGTTGCTACTTTTGCTAGCACTGCTAGTTTTGGTGGTGCCGTTACTATTACTGATACTACAGAATCAACTAGTAAAGATACTGGTTCTCTTATAATAAATGGTGGTTTTGGTTGTGAGAAGAATTTGAATGTTGGTACTGCTGTCACTATGGATGGTGCAGGTATTGCTACTTTCTCTCAAGGAATGAAAGTTGGTGGTGGTAATGCACTTCAAGAAAAGGTTCATATTAATACTACTGCATGGAGTGCTAGTGTAGCAGCAGGTGATATTAATTTAGATTATGGAATGACTCATCTGAATACTGCTGTTTTAGCAGGAACTGGAAATACTTTAAATGTAACTTCTAGTACTGGTATAAACACTGCAATGGCTGTTGGTGATATTATGACCGTTACTGGAATTACGTCTGTAAGTTCAGGTACTTCATTTGTAAATACATTGAAAATAGATCACACCACTGTACAAGTAGCATGGCTTAATGGTATTACTCCTTCTGAAGGTGGTAATGCTGGATATGACATTTATGCATTTAATATTGTTAAAACTGCCAGCGCTAAGTATGCAGTAATTGGTAACCATATTATGACATCAGATCCATAGGAGGTTTAAATGCTTTGTGGTAGAAGGATGAGTCGCGAAGACCGTCAAAAATGGAAATTAAGAATGTATAATTATTGGCAAGACACTCTTGAAGAGAGGCTTGCAGGAGTTAAAGCTGCCAAAGCAAAACTTGAAGAACAAATGAGTAGAGATGCTACTAGCAGATTGCATGATGATATGCGTAATGAGGAATAATGGCAAAAAGAAAACCCCCTGCTGAAAGACCAGGAACTCCACTTGAGAATAGAAATTTTCTATCACCTGTAGGTTTTAAATTTAACCTTAAAAGGAGTCCAGGTGTTGCTTTCTTTTGCAATGAAGCCAATATTCCTGATCTTACTTTAGGTATAGCAGAACAACCTAGTTATTTGAAAGATATCCCCCAGCCAGGAGATAAAATTCAATTTGGAGATTTAAGTCTTAGATTCTTGGTTGATGAGGATCTTGTTAATTTTATGGAGATACAAAATTGGATTCGTGGACTAGGATTTCCAGAAAGTTTAAATGAATTTACTAAATTAAAGAAACAAAATATTCTTGGAATGAATGGTTTAGAAAATGATGACATTTATTCAGACGGCACATTACAAATATTAAGTAGTAATTTAGTTCCTCAATTTAATGTAGTTTTTAGTGATCTCTTTCCTTATTCATTAACTACTTTGAGTTTTGATGCTACAGATACAGATATAGAATACTTTACAGCAGACGTATCTTTCAAGTATACTATATACAGGATTACTGATTTAGAAAATAACGATTTATGAGTTTGAGTCTTGAAGCAATTCAAGAGATGTGGGAAGAAGATTCAAAGATAGACAGAGATAATCTACACGAAGAGTCATTAAATATCCCCTCTCTACATGCAAAATATTTTGAATTATATAATACAATATTCCTTCTGAGAAAAAAAGCAGAACAGCAAAGGAAGAATATCCGTCATGAACGGTATGAGTATTTTAGTGGGAAAGCAGACCCAGAAGTATATGTAGAAAATCCCTTTGGTAAAAAGATTAGGGATAAAGACACAATGACTAAGTATCTGGATGCAGATGAGAAATTATCTAATGCATCGCTAAAAATTGATTATTATGATACAATGCTTACTTATATTGAAAGTATTCTTAAAATGGTACAGAACAGAACATATCAAATTAAGAATGCAATAGAGTTTATGAGATTTAATTCTGGATTGGGTTGATGTTTAGATCAAATAATATTTTTACAAATAAAGAAAGAAAAGATTTATTATATAAATCCATACCCCTTGTTAAACATATTCCAGAACATCCTGCTAAACAAACTATGGCAGATTTACATTATAATTTAGATTTTAATTTATATCATCAAATTATAATGAAGAGAATTAAAGATATGGTTAATATAGATTTAAAAATTGTAAGATCTTGGATAAATGAAGATTGTGGAAGGAAAGAAGATATATGTTGGCATAATCATGACTCTTTTTATTCATGTGTTTATTATTTAAAAACAATTCCTTTTTTTAATAGTGGAACTTTATTTAAAGATTATGGATTTGTAAGGGCAAAACAAAATAGTTTGATATTATTTCCTAGTCATTTAGTTCACGGAACTCCTTCATATCCATTCCCCTTTATTAAAAGGTATACTTTTGTAATGGAATTAATTGTTTAAGATGATAATAATTAATAATGTTTTAACTAATAAAGAAAGGAAGTGGTTGATTAAATCTTGTCAACCTTATTTAATGTATTGGGGACCAAGTTATCCAGGAACGCAAACAGAGAATATTCTTTTTACATACCCTCAATTTAAAGATATTCATTATAAAATTTTATCAAAAATTACGACATTAAATTTAAAAATTAAGACATCTTGGATAAATCGGACACAAGGTAAAAAAAAGGATGTACGATGGCATACACATCAATGCGATTATACTTTAGTTTATTATATGCAAACTCTTCCATTTTTTAATAGTGGAACTCTTTTTAAAGGAGATGTTGTATCATCATTACTAAGTAATGGTGAATTGGGAGTTTCCGATACGTTTATGAGAGTAAAGCAAAATGGTTTAATTGTGTTTCCAGGCAATATAAAACATGCTACACCTTCTTATCCATTTCCTTTTTTTAATAGATATAGTTTAGCAATGGAACTTATGAATAAGTGAATAAATATCTTTAGATGTATGGACATTCTTGAGAACCGATGTCGTTATAGGAAAGAAGAATGAGGTGTTTCTGCAGGTACAGGCAGAACCTCATATCTTTATGGAATTATCTGATCATTTTACCTTTGACGTCGAGGGAGCAAAGTTTATGCCTCAATACCGTAACAAGTATTGGGACGGAAAGATTCGACTATTCTCCACTTCTAACGGACAAATCTACGTCGGATTACTTGATAAAATTATTGCCTTCTGTAACCGACACGATTATACATACGAATTTACCCATAACGAATACTATGGCACTCCCTTTGAAGTAAACGAGGGAATATCATATGAGGGTGTTAAAGATTACATGCGATCTATATGTTGTCATTCACCCAGGAAATACCAAATTGAGGGAGTATATGATGCGCTAAAGCATAATAGAAAATTATTGATATCTCCCACTGCTTCAGGCAAATCTCTGATGATTTACTCATTAGTGAGATATTATATAGACAAAGGGGAAAAAATTCTCTTAGTTGTTCCGACGACATCTCTTGTAGAACAGATGTATAAAGATTTTCAGGATTATGGTTGGGATTCTGAGTCATATTGTCACCGTATATATTCTGGTAAAGAAAAAACAAATGAATATCCAGTTACGATTACTACTTGGCAATCTGTATATAAATTATCTCGTTCGTTTTTTGAAGATTATAATGTAATTATAGGGGACGAAGCACACCTTTTTAAAAGTAAGTCCCTTATATCTATAATGACAAAATTACACCATGCAAAATATAGATTTGGATTTACGGGAACTTTAGATGGCACTCAAACTCATAAGTGGGTATTAGAAGGATTGTTTGGTCCATCATATAAAGTAACCAAAACTGATGAATTAATGAGACAGGGACACCTCTCTCAGTTAGATATTCAGTGTATTGTATTAAAACATCCGTCTCAGAAATTTGAAACTTATCAAGATGAAATTCAATATTTGATTGAGCATGAACAGAGAAATAAGTTCATAACAAATTTGACTTTAGATTTAAAAGGTAATACACTGGTATTATTTTCTAGAGTAGAAGCACATGGTGCAGTACTATATGAAAAGATAAATACAAATAAGAAGACTGATCGTAAAGTATTTTTTATTCACGGTGGTGTTGGTGCGGAAGAAAGAGAACTAGTAAGGGAGATTACAGAAAAAGAAAACAACGCGATAATCGTTGCATCTTATGGAACTTTCTCTACTGGTATCAATATTAAAAACCTCCATAATGTTATCTTTGCTTCTCCAAGTAAGTCTCGCATACGGAATTTGCAATCAATTGGACGAGTACTTAGAAGGGGAACAAACAAAATAAAAGCAACTCTTTATGATGTAGCTGATGATTGTACTTATAACTCTAGAAAAAATTATACATTAAACCATTTCATAGAACGAATTAAAATCTATAATGAAGAAAATTTTAATTATGAAATAATTACAATACAATTAAGAAAATGATAGAAGAAGAATTTTACGCCACATTAAAATTTAAAAATGGTGAAGAAATATTTGCCAAAGTCGCAGCATCTGAAGAAGGTGATAGGACAATGCTCATCGTCCATACTCCTATTACTGTTGCTGAAATCAAAGCGAAAGGTGGGACAGTTGGATATAAAGTCGAACCTTGGTTGAAAACAAGTAGAGAGGATATGTTTATTATTAATATGGATAATATTCTTACTTTATCTGAATCTTCGGATTTGGAAATGATCAATATGTATCAGCATTTCTTACAAGATTTTAAAAGGGACACACAAAATAATACTAAATTGAATAGAAGAATGGGATATCTTGCTACTGTAGATGCTGCAAGAGGACATTTAGAAAAACTTTTTAATGAAAGTCCCAATAATAATACTAATAATACTAAGAGCTCTCCCGATCAACCCTGACAGAGTTATTCTACTTGGTTTTTAGAACTTGTCAAGTAGTCGTTTAGATGATAAAATACCTATATAATGCGATAATCTAATATGGCGATAACTCCTGGGAAGACTATGGCAAAGAGAAAACGATCGGAGCATTATGTAAATAATAAGGAGTTTCTTGCTGCTTTGATTAAATATCGTGAAGATAAAGAGATTGCTGAAATAAAGGGGTTGCCAAAACCAGTTATTCCTAGGTATATTGGAGAGTGTTTTTTAAAGATAGCAAATCACTTATCTTTTAAACCAAACTTTGTTAATTACATGTTTAAGGAGGACATGATCTCAGATGGAATCGAAAATTGCGTTCAGTACATACATAATTTTAATCCTGAGAAATCCCAAAATCCTTTTGCTTACTTTACGCAGATTATACATTATGCATTTCTCAGACGCATACAAAGAGAAAAGCGTCAATTAGAAATTAAAAATAAGATATTAGAAAAATCTGGATATAGTGAAGTATTTGATAATAATAACACTATTGACGGATCAGGTTTTGCTGAATATAATCAAATTAAAGATGCAGTGCATTCGAAGCTTCGTAATAATTAAATGGGTCTTACCAAGATTAAACATAATGCTGAGGTGATTATTGGGGATTATCCATATCATGATAGTTTAAAGGAAGAAATTCTTCCAGGACTTGAGATACATCCAGATATACGAAAGAAAAGAACTAATGTAAAGGCATGTACTACTGATTGGTGGTTATCTAGTCCGCAGATTGAGAAGTTAAAGAAGTACTTACTTAATGAATTGGATACAAAGAATCCTGTGGGTATTATTAATGAACCTACTAGCACATTAGTATGGCATAATTTTTGGGGAAATATTTATCATAAAGGAGAATATGCAGACCCTCATATGCATTCACCATATTATTATAGTATGGTGTATTATTTAAAATCAAAATGGTATCATCCTTCATTAGTTTTTGTTGATAGTGGTAAAAAAATATCTCCTAAAGATGGAAAGTATATTCTTTTTCCTTCATATCTGTGGCATAAGGTATCGGTAAATAGATTTAAGGAACAGAGAATTACTTTATCTGGAAATATCGACGCATTATCCTCATGAAAATAGCAATAATTACCGACCAGCATTTTGGAGCAAGAAAGAATTCTAAACTCTTTCATGATTATTTTTTAAAGTTTTATAATGATGTCTTCTTTCCTCT